AACTTACGCAACGGGCACAGGTACAGCAAGCGGTACAAATACCGGAGACCAGACCACAATTACTGGTAATGCGGGCTCTGCAACTACTCTATCAACTGGTGCGGATCGTACTAAATTAGACGGTATCGCCGCAGGCGCAAACAACTACGCACATCCAGCCAACCACCCCGCAAGTGTTATTACTCAGGACGCTAGCAATCGCTTTGTAACTGATGCTGAAAAAGCTGCTTGGAATGCAAAAGCCGAAGCAGCACACACTCACGCAGCCGCTACTACCGCAGTAGCCGGTTTCATGTCTAACACAGACAAAACAAAGTTGGATGGCATAGCAGTCGGCGCTAATAACTTTACTTATGCGCATCCAGCTAATCACCCAGCAAGCGTTATTACACAAGACGGAAATAACCGCTTTGTTACTGATGGTGAAAAGGCTACATGGAATGCAAAAATTGGCAGCGTTAAAACTATTAACGGGCAGTCTATAGTAGGTAGTGGGGATTTGGTTCTCGCCGCATCTAGCACGTTTGCAACTGATATTACTGTTAATGGTAATAGGTTTGGTAAAGGGGCTGGCGCTGTACTTACCAACACTGCATCTGGTTCTTCTGCGCTGAACGCCAATACATTTGGCGACAAAAACACCGCTTCCGGGTTTGGTGCACTGCAAGACAACACAACTGGCGGCGACAATACCGCTACTGGTGCTCTTGCACTGCAACGCAACACAACCGGCGTTAGAAACACCGCTACTGGCGTTTCTGCGTTAGCCAAAAACATAAGTGGCAACAACAACACCGCCTATGGTTGTCTGGCATTGAGCGTTAGCACAACCAGCGGAGAAAACACCGCCTTTGGTGCTTTTGCGCTAAGCTCCAACACATCTGGCGCCAACAACACCGCTACTGGTGTTTCTGCGTTAAGCCAAAACACAACTGGATACAGTAACACCGCTACTGGGCAGTCGGCAATGAACGCGAACCAAACCGGTGGACAAAATACAGCCTACGGTACTATTGCATTACGGTCTAACACAACTGGCAACAACAACGCCGCTACTGGTTGTTATGCGCTACAAAATAACACAACCGGTGGCAACAACACCGCTGATGGCGCTTATGCGCTACAACTGAATACAATTGGCACCCACAACACCGCTACTGGTTATTTTGCGATGCAGAATAACTCTGCAGGGAGTTACAACACTGCTTATGGTGCGGGGGCATTGCAAAGCAACAGTACGGGGGCCGGTAATACTGTAATTGGCTCGCAATTCACAACTTCCGGCGCTTACGCGCCCATTATTAACCCGTCAACAGAAAACAATCTTGTTGTAATGGGTTCAACAGCAGTTACAAACGCCTACATTAAAGTAGCGTGGACAGTGGTATCCGATGCTCGCGATAAGACAAACTTTAAAGCTATTCCGCATGGCTTGGATTTTGTAAAGCAGCTAAAGCCTACCGCGTACCAGTTCAGAGAATCACGCGAAAGCGAAGAAACCAATGGCGGCGTGCGGTACGGTTTTAAGGCGCAGGACATTGCAGCTATTGAACCAGAGGCGGTTATTGTTGATACTACTAACCCTGAAAAACTCTATTACAATGAGAGCAATCTGATTCCAATATTGGTTAAAGCCATACAGGAATTATCGGCTGAAGTTGAACGGTTAAAAAATGCAAATCCCAATTATTAACGGCATCTATACGGATAACGCGCCTAGTATTAGGACAAGTTATCCGGTAAACCTTGTACCAGTGCCTAAGAAATCAGGCATTAGCAATGGCTATTTAAGGCCAGGGGATGGCATTGTACCCAATGGCACAGGTACAGGCATTGACCGTGGCGGTATCAACTGGAATGGTATTTGCTATCGTGTTATGGGGACTAAACTTGTAACCGTAGCAAGCAATGGAACTGTTACAACTTTAGGAGATGTAGGAAATGGCGGCTTGGTTACTTTTGATTATTCATTCGATAGGCTGGCTATACAGAGCGGCGGTCGCTTTTATTATTGGAATGGTACTCTTACACAAGTTACAGACCCTGACTTAGGAACTGTATTGGATTTTTGTTGGATTGATGGTTATTTTATGACAACGGACGGTGAGTTTTTAATTGTCACAGAGTTAAATGACCCAACACAAGTTAACCCGTTAAAGTATGGAAGCTCAGAGATTGACCCTGACCCAGTTGTGGCGTTATTAAAGCTACGCAATGAGGTTTATGCGCTAAACCGTAACACTATTGAGGTGTTTGACAACGTAGGCGGTGAGCTGTTTCCATTTCAACGGGTTGAAGGTGCACAGATTCAAAAGGGCGTTATAGGTACGCATGGATGCTGTGTATTTGCCGATGCAATAGCCTTTTTAGGCAATGGTCGCAATGAAGCACCAGGTATTTATATGGGCGCTAATGCCACAGCGCAAAAACTAAGCACACAAGAGATTGATATTGTGTTGCAAGGTTACACCGAAGCGCAATTGGCAACCGTAAAGCTAGAGGCGCGTAACGACAAAAACCATGAGCATTTATATGTTCACTTGCCAGATAGAACTATTGTTTATGATGCTATGGCAAGTGCAGCTATGCAAGAGCAGGTATGGTACACATTGACAAGTGCAATAGTTGGCTTTGCACAATATCGGGCGCGTAACTTTGTTTATGCCTACGACAAGTGGTTAGTGGGAGATACATTATCAAACCAAATAGGATACTTTGTTGAAAACATTAGTAGCCATTGGGGGTTAATGGTACGTTGGGAGTTCGGGACATTGATTGTGTATAACGACACCAACGGCGCACTATTTAACCGGCTTGAATTAGTCGCATTAACTGGCCGTGTTGCCTTAGGTCTTAATCCTGCTATTAGCACCAGCTACAGTCTGGACGGTCAAACATGGAGCCAAGAGCGTAGCATACGCGTAGGAAGCCTTGGAAACACCTTAAAGCGTTTAGTATGGTTACAGCAAGGTAACATGCGTAACTGGCGTATACAGCGTTTTAAAGGCGATAGTCAAGCGCATATAACAATGGCACGGTTAGAAGCACAACTGGAGCCGTTAGCGTATTAATATGGCTACACAAAAGCTAAACTTAACCCGTGACCAGCTTGCTACGTTTTTAAAAAGTCACGAGCAGATCAAACAGTTTGAGCGTTTGTTTCAGATTGTGGAAGAAGTCGCGCCATTAACCGATACGCAGGGAATACAAATCAATGCAGAGCAAGCGCAGGCCACTGCCAATACTGCATTGGATTTAATTAGCACCATCTCGCAAGCATTGGCGTTAAACACCGGCGCGGCAGATCAAAAAGCTAATGAAGCGTTAATTAAGATTGAACAATTGGCACAAAGCATCGAGATAAACAATTCCATTGCACAAACCAAAGCACAGCAAGCCTTAGACGCGGTAGATAAACTCACTCCAATAGTCGAATGGTTAGCATTAGCGCCAGCACCTCGGGAATTCAAACGCTCACGCTATGGCGCGTTTTACGATACAACTACGCAATCAGCAACAGTTATAAACACAGCTACACCTATTACCTTTAACAATACCAATTTATCAAAAGGTATTTATCTAGGTACACCAGCATCACGTATTTATGTCGATACGAATGGCATTTATAACGTACAGTTTTCTATTCAGCTTGATAAAACAACTGGCGGAACGGATGAATTTTTTGTATGGTTTAGGCAAAATGGCGTGGATATACCTGATTCCTCTAGCCAAGTTAGAATACAAGGCAACAATGCAGAAGTGTTAGCAACAGTGAACTATTTTGTAAACATGAAATACAATGATTACATTGAGATAATGTTTGCAGTAACGGATACCGCTACTAAAATTACATCATTCCCTGCTACTGCATTTTCTCCATCTATACCCGGCATTATTGTTACAATATCAAATAACATTGAAGGCATGATATGACCATCACAGTCAAGGTTTTAGTACCACCAAAGCAGCTAGAAGCTACGCAAACAACGCAATACACGGCAACCAATTGCAGAGCCATTATTGATAAATGCACGGTTACAAACACCAATACAAGCAATATCACGGTTAGCGTTAACTTGGTGACTAGCGGTGGCACGGCAGGTGTAAGCAATTTGATCGTAGATAGTAGGTCAATCGTACCGGATGAAACCTATACATTCCCAGAGCTAGTGGGGCAGGTGTTGGAGTCTGCATCATTTATTAGCACCATAGCAAGCTCGGCCACATCACTAACCATGCGGGTTAGCGGTCGTGAAATAACATAAGGGGCAGATTATGGGATTCCTAGATGCAATTGTAGGCGCTGCAACTGGCTTTATTGGCAGTGGTGGCAATCCATTGGGCGCATTGGCCGGAGGTGTGGCAGGATTGGCAGCAGGCGGGGCGAGAGAATCAGGACAAGCGCAGGCACAGGCAGCACAGCAAGCAAGCGCAGCACAGGCAGGCGCTGCACAAGCTGGCATAGATGAACAACGGCGACAGTTTGATCTAACGCAAAAGCTCTTACAACCGTATACGGAAGCAGGCGCACCGGCATTACAGCAACAACAAGCGTTTTTAGGCTTAGGCGGAGCACCAGCGCAACAGCAAGCCATACAGGGTATTGAACAATCCCCGGCTATGCAGTCCATGCTGCAACAAGGCGAAAATGCCATATTACAAAATGCCTCAGCAACTGGCGGATTGCGCGGTGGTAATATTCAGGGTGCACTAGCCCAATTTAGGCCACAATTGCTAAACCAGCTAATTAATCAGCAATATGAACGCTTAGGCGGGTTAACTAGTCTAGGCCAACAATCAGCGGCAGGCGTAGGCACAGCCGGACAAGCTATGGGCGGTAATGTGGCTACATTATTGGGGCAGCAAGGAGCAGCGCAGGCCGGTGGCATACTAGGACAAGCTGCAGGACAGCAACAACAAGCGAATGCTTTGCCACAAGCTCTAGGTACAGGTCTAGGCTTATACAACTCTATGGGCGGCGGTGGTGGCGGTGGGTTTAATCCGTTTAGCGGACTTGGCGGCGGCGGTCAAATGGACTTTATGGGATTGAGGTTTTAATTATGGCTACAGTACCTAACTATTTAATAGGCGGCGATGT